AGCAAGCTCTTGGTTGCCGGCCGTGATCTGCGGGATGTAGCTGCTAATGTGGTAATCGTTGCGAACCCACTGGCCGTTCTTTCGGACGTAGTAGCGACCATCGAAAGGCGCGTCCTCGATACCTGCCGCCACGATGAAACCGCTACCGTCAAAAAGGACCACCTTGCCCCCGCCCTTGTCGAACATCTGCCAGCCTCGTTGCGGTTGCACCGGGCATTGCTGCCAGGCCGAGCCATCGAAGAAGACAAGCTTTCCTTCTTCCTCGTCCCAGGCCAAAGCGCCCTCGTCGGCGGTTTCGGGCAATGCGCCCGAAATGACTTCAAGGGCGGGCTGGACAGCCACCGACAGAAAGCGCAGGTTGGCGTCCATCTGGTCTTTCCATTGGGATTCCCCCAGGCTCCATGCGGCCCACAGACCCGAACCTGGCTGTTTAGTAGCTGGCATTACGTTATGCCTCCATAGTAGTTACCGTAGCTCATACCCCAACCCGCAACGTCAACAGTGTGTTCGACTGCTTGGAGTGAAGTAAGGCCGTCCCGTTCAGCTTCCACGCGGTATTTTACGCTCGGACCTGGAATCTGCGAAAAGTCAAGCGTCGTACTCAGGCCGCTAAGGTTGCCTTGCACCACGATCGTTTCATCCTCATGGTCGATCCACGTCACCTTAGTCGTCTGACCATCCTCGGGCGTCACGGATTCGTCCGTCCACTTGAGCACAACGGACGTTTCCTGGGTGCGATTTCGAATCGACCAGGACAAGCTGAGCGTACCGCCGACAACGACGTTCGGACCCCAAAGTATGCTGTTCAGACGAACGTTCGCCGGGCGGAACGGCAAGTGGGGACGCCCGTTCAGCGTGCCGGTCACTTCCGGCGCATATTCCAGCGCGAGCGTGTTCAGCGACGTGCGGGTAAGCAGCTTATAGGTCGGTTCGTCGCCGTCGAAACGCACCTGCTCGTCGGTCAGCGTCTCGTCTGGGCCGATGAACCAGCAGGGCGTTTCAGCCGGCCATTCTTTCGGCGTCGTATCGAGTACGCCACGGCGAATCCGCCAGCCGACGTTCTGCTCATAGGTTTCTAAGGCGACCAGTTCGCTTTCCTCGTCATCCACGTCGCCGATAAGGACGAATCCGCCGACGACGGGGCCACCCTTGGGCGTCATCATGGCAAATTCGGTGTAGCTGATCGCTTCCTTCTTCAACGCATTGACGTTAAGCCCAAAGCCGATGAGGTCGCGAGCGCCGATTTCCTCGTACTCAAGATCACCAACCGTGTTTGGCAACGGTGTATGCAAAAGGTAGTCCTGCGCGTCGTCCTGCAAGGACGATCCAAGAATGCCGGCGAGGACTTCTGGGTAGGCAAACTGCAATGTTTCTTCCTCGCTGACGGCCCCAGGCTGCCGCAAAACGAAAAACAGCGGCAACGTGATCACCTTGGCCGGGTCGATCGGTAGGGCGTTTTCTCTCGTGTCTTGCCATTCCGTGTCGGGCGGGATGTAGTAGGAGTCTGCCTCGGGCAGGAAAAACACATCTTCGACGAGGGATGCCCGCACACGCGGCGATCCGTTCTTTCCGTAGTCAACCGGACCAACGCGCATCGGAACGCGCTGCAAACCGTATTCCGGCCAGGTGATTAACACCACATCGCCCGGAACCATGTCCCAGGCGGTACGGTTAATTTCGATCTCGCACGAGCACAAAGGGGCCGACGCGGCACGCAGGTCTCGGTTGGCCACCTTGGACGCCAGCGTGCCATTGCGGATGCCGTAGTAGTTGCGGTTGTCGGTGACAACGGCACCTTGCATAGCGATGTTCGCCGGGTCTTGAATGGTGAAGGAAACTTCTTCCTCGTTGGCCGGGTTTTTGTAGGTGACGGTCAGTTCGTTGATCGTTTCGCCCCACCCCTTGCGCTGGAAATTGACCAACGTGGCGTTGTCGGGCGTGTATTCAGGCAGTTCGTCCACGTTGTAGTCGTTGCGGATCAGCTTCAACGTGAACAAACCGTTGCGCGGATGCACGAACAGCGTTGCGTCGATGTGGTCAAGCACTTCGCTGATGAAGGCTTCTATCTCCATCTGATCTGACCACATCATCGACAGGCCGAATTCCTCGTCGTACAGGGTTTGTGCAGCGTTATTGAACGACGTGAGGTCGAAGGCCGTGTTGGGCGCCCCCATGCCCCAATCCCGGTTCGTCATGCACTCGTAGATGATGTGAGCCGGGTTCGCGTCGTTTCCGATGCGAGCGATAGAGGGGTTCAACCCCTTTGGGATGCGCGTGAGGTTAACCGACACATCCGGCAAGTAGTAGCGGTTGCTACCCCAATAGAAGCCCTTCTTACCTTGGCCGTTGTAGAAGAACATGTTGCAGATGCCGCGATAGGCCGGCATCGTCTGCGGTGTGCGGTTGAATTTGGAAGCCAGTTCGGCGGGCATCAATTGGGTGAGGTTGCCCATCATGACGTGGACTTTGCCGGCCACGCCGCCTTCCTTCTTCTTTCCGCCGAACAGGTCTGGCTTGTTGATCGTGATGGTTGTCTGCTCGGTAATCGGCTGAAGCGGTTGAGGCTGCGGGGGCGGATTGCGTTCGGCCGGAAGGATCACCAGGTTCTCGGCTGTCCCGGCTTGGTCGGTAACTGGAAACGGTCGGGAATCGTCATCCCCGGTGTAGCGCTTGGGCCAATGGGGGTTTCCATCTTTTGGGTCGAAAATAACGGTCGGTACAGAGTGATAATTCGTGCTCTCCCCACCGCTATCGTAAACCAGGTGAGACCCGATCGCATAGATAACACGGCTGCGTTGGACACGCTTGTATTGCCAACGATCGACTTTGACAAGTTCTTCCCACTGCAATACCCCTCCCACATAGGGGGAGTTTCGCCAGCTGAGCGTCCCGCCCGTCGTTTCGAAGATGACAATTTCGTTTTCATTTATCCCACTCGGGGTTCCGTCCGGGCCGTCGTATGCGGTCAAGTTGTCCCAGCGTCGCACCGTCAACGTGGATGCAGCAGGCGGCGGGGGCGGCCGGTTGAAGTCAGGGTCTTGGTCCCAACCCTTCTTGTCGTTGAAGTAGATGCTGTTGATCGAGTCCACTTCTCCATGACACAGTGCCATATGCACCGACATATAGAAGTGGGTAACGGGCATCTTTGGTTTGCTTTTGCCCCCCATGATCAGCCCATCCTCTTGAGTTTGGCCATCACCACCGCGTTAGCGTGCGCGTCGTTTAGCGCGAGCAGTTCGCGGGCCGGCACGCCATGCTTGACCACGTGGCGGAAGTCAAAACCGTAACGTTCAAACCATTGGCGCGTGCCTCGTACACAATGACCAACGGCTGTGATGTCCTTGACCGTAATGATCATGGTATCGATGCGAGGGTCAGCGATGATTTTGCTCATACCTTTATCTTTTCCTCTACGGATTGCTTGTCGCCGTACCAAAGGACGTTCGGACCTTTGACGGTAAGCGTGCCAAAGACCACGGGAACCGGCCGACTCGCATCGGCAGTTGGGGCTTCGAAATCACGAGTTTGAGACGGTTGATCGCGCTTCGGTTTTGGCATGATCAGGTAACTGATCACCATCAGAACGAGCGCGACGAGTAGGCCTATCCAGGGCATGTCTATCTCCTAGCTACTGGTACGGAGAATATTTGCCGTAAGGGTTCTTGGTCGGAATCCACGGCATGCCACCAAAATTAGGAACGTTGTTGTGGACGTTCTCGCAATCACCGAGTTGATGGTTGCATCCGAGAACCAAGTTTACAGGATGGCCCTGAGGCAGGTTACGGACGATGCCGCTCAAGGTGAGCGTGGCGATGTTGTTCTCGACTTTGATAGCGAGGATCAGCCGAGACTCAAGAGACCCGGTTTCAGCCACGGTCCATTCAAACGTTCCGTTTCGAAGCCGATTGGTCATGGCCTCGTTAGGCGTGTACATGATGCTAACGAGACGGACACCGTTGGCAGCCTGACGCATAGTTGTGCTGATCGTCGCAGCTTCCTTGTTTGCCCGGCAGATCGGACCATACAGAACATGCGGGCAGACCGGACCGTACCGGCGACGCAGGCCCGGCCGACGTAGCGACGTGGCGATCGGCTCGCAATTCAGAAGGGCCTC